AACTAACGAAATATCCCTGTTTTTTCTGCACTGAAAGTCCTAGTGTGGCCATGTTCATAAGACTGTTTGCAATGCTAATCTGACTACAAGATTCCAAAATCGGCTTATTATTTTTATCTTTTGTTTCCTTGAGCACCAGATACGCTCCCATAAGTGCATTGCTGAGATTGTAGTCTTTTGGAAAAGAAAGACCATATTTACATTTTTCTTCAAGCTGTTTTGTCAATCCGTCAATAAACTGGTTGTTAATTACAACTGCTGCCTGCTGTTCTCCTACTGTTGCTACCTGCGTTTTGTTTGCCATTTTAATTCTCCTTTTCTTTTCTAATGATTTCCTTGCTTTTCTACGCCATTGTATTGCTTTTCCTTGACTTGCTATTCCTTTGCGATCTCATCAATGCGCTTCTATTCCACCGCTACTCCTATCGAAGCTCTTCCTTTGCGAATCTGTTCGAATTATTTTTAAATATTTTTCACACTTAATTCCCCATCTGAAACCTTCAACAGAATCATCTGTGTATCTAATCTTGGAATCCTGTCCGAATTTATGCTTTCGGTGTCGTCAACCCAAACCGGAAGCCGTAAGTCGTTCATCTCCTGTAATCCCATCACAAGGTCAATGTCGCAAAGGATCCGGTCGCTATGGTTCAGGCCGTTTGCATAATCAATACCATTGCAAATCATCCGGCAAGTTTCCAACGGTTCTCCATCCTGCGTGTAGTCGAGGAACTGGAACTGAAAGTGTTTGAAGTGCGGATTAATCACTGCTGCCAGTGCCTTATTCTTCTCAATGGAATACTCGGTCAGCTGATCTACTTTCTGCTGAATGTTCGCCTGCTTCTGTGAAAGCTTTTTCTGCTCTTCCTGCAACACTTCAAGGTTATTAGCTTTTTCCTCAAGCATTGCGGTCTGAGTCTTAATCTTTGCTTCAACATCTCTGAGTTTTGCTTCCAGAGAATGACGGTTGTTGCTTAATAAAATCCTGTCATTTTCGCCGTTTCCGATGCCATTGATACTTTCTTCCAGTGATGAGATTTTGTTACAAACTACCTTGTATTCTTCATCGTCAGACATATCCGGTTCTGGAATCGGTTTTTCTGCTTCCTTTTCCGTTTCTGCGATTTCAAGTGCCAGAGATGTGATTTCTTTCTTAGTAGCTTCGATAACTGTTTCTGCTTCTTTCTTAGTTTCATTCGCTGCTTTTAATCCCTCGGAAGCTTCATTGCCGTCCTCAGTGATCTGCTCCAGTTTGGTGCGTTTATTTTTCTCAAACTGTTCTTTCTCTCCTAATTTTTTGGATATCCTGGACTGCTTATTAAACTCAAACTTGCGTTTCGCAGTTTCCACCTGTTCTTCTGGAAGCGTCTGTCCGCATGTCGAACAAATAGCTAATGCCGGGTCAAATTCTTCTCCACGGATTGCAGTAAGTTCGGTATCTCCGTCCCACTTCTCTTTTAATGCTTCCGTATATTTCTTTTTAGCCTGTGCCAATGCTGCTTTGTGGCGTTCAATTCCTTTGTTAGCGTGTTCCAAATCCATTTCAGCAAGCCTTAATTTGCTCTCAGCATTTTTCTTGTCGGATTTCAGCGTATATAATAAGGAAGTTATTCTGTCATGGTTTTCTCTGGCTGTTTTACCAGCTTTCTCAACCAGTGCGTCACGTGAACGCTTCAGCCCTGCCAGCTCAATAGAAATCCGGTCGTATTCCCTTGAAGCATCACAGAGTACTTTCTCCTGCTTCTCGTTTTCTTTCAGCAAGTCAAGAAGATCGTCCCTTTGCGCCGGAAGTGTTTCATCGCATTCAACCTGTCGGCTCTGCTCTTTTCTGATCTGCTTTGCAATATCATCAACATCTGACTTGGCTTTTCTCAGGTCTCTTCTGCGGGCTTTTAAGATTTCTTCGATAGAATCTCCTTCCACGCCTTCGTTCTTTATCCATTCATACTCCGGATGCTCCGCTCTGAACTGTGATTCACTGAATCCTGCTATTCCTCCCAGTGTTTCCCTTGCTTTTGCTGTTGCTTTCTGGATTTCATTCAAAAACACTCTGGCGTTGCTGCACATGGCAATCGTATCGGGATCGGCAATCCTTTTAAGAATCTCCATATACTCGGTTTTGTTCCGCTTAATTCCGTTGACGTAATATTCAACCGTATTTGATGATTTTCCTTTCTTGGTCTTTTTCTGGACAACATATTCCGTTCCGTCAACGTCAATAACCAGTTCTCTCACCACTGGATCATTAACTTCTTCACCGTCAACCTTCCGGCGGATATTGTTCGGGAGTGTTCCGTCTGCCAGTTTTCCGGTCAGAACATCAAAATATGCATCCATCAGAGAAGTTTTGCCCTGTCTGTTTCTTCCGGAAACTTCTGTTCTTCCTGCGAAATCAAATTCTTTTGCTTCAAATTTTTTGTAGTTTTCAACGCTCAGTTTTTTCAAAGTTACCTTTTCCATTTTTGATTTCCTCCATCTCCATTACTGAAACTTCGTATGCTGTTTTTCTGACATAAGAACCATCTGACTGCTTTTTCCAATAGTCACGGCTCTGCATACGGCCCTTTAATTTAACTTTTGTACCTACTTTCCATTCAGAAGCTTTCACCGCCAAGTCTCTCCATGAAATACAAGAAATGTATTCGGACCGCCTGTATCCATTGATTGCCACACAAACTTCGCAGATTGTTTTTCCTAATGGCGTTTTTCTCAGCACCGGCTTCTTGCAAATGTTTGCAGTCATTTCTACTGTATTCACAAGAAGCGTTCCTTCCGTGCTGACATCATATGCTTCCAGATACATATACTTTTTCTCTTGGTGGTCTGCTCTGACCCATTTGGAACGGATTCTTCCCGAAACCTTTATCCAATTCCATTCCCGGAACGTACCTTTGAGTCTGTTCGGGATCTCAACAATGATATTGTCCGGTGTTCCGCTGAACCGATCACTTCTGACGACTAGAAAGCTTTTGCCCTTCCTTGGCTTAAATTTGACTTCTGCCGGATCAGTTACGAATCCGGTCAGTGTTGCTTTGTTTAAATCTTGCATTTTTGCTTTCTTTTTCCTTCCTTTTAATGTCGTGTACGAAGTCATTGATTTTTAGCATCACTGCCAGCCCGGCTGTACTCATTAAGATGTAATCCAATGCCAGAATCGTGAGTGCGTCCAAATTAGTCACAGCCCAGCATACTGTAAAGAACACGATTGCCAGACCAGAAACCCCGAACACTGCAAGCCCCTCTAAGTAAGTTCTCATTTTTTTCCTTTCCCCAGCAATCCCATTGCCAGCACTGTAGTCAACAGAGCAATGATTGCCAGATCTTTGTTCCTTGCTTCCTTCTCAAGGTCTTTGATGATCTCAGAAGCAAGTGTTTTGCCAGTTTCCTTAGTGATTTTAGACATTAAAAATGCCCTCCTGTGTTTTTATTTGTCAAATACAGGAAGGTGTGATATAATCAACCTGTATTTAACTTACTCAAGCTAAGTTAGATACGTGCTCCGGTTGGTGTTCCTGCACCGCCGGGGCTGCTTACAACTTAAATGCCTAACATGGCAGCCAGAACGTTTTTGTCGACGTAATCGCTATCTGAAGTATCAAGATAAGCTTCAACAGCTTTCAATCTGCCTGCCAACAGGGCATATTCTTCTTCAATGGTCTCCGGGATAAAATCCACGGAGCTTTCTTTTTCTACAGCCATCAATTTTCTTTCTCCTTTTCACAGTATGGACACGGGGCATTAAGTAACAGGTTGTTCAGCACCGCTTTTACAGATACAAAATTTTCCTCCATATCACGTAATGCTTCGCACACATCATAATATTTTCTGCTTCCTTCAGTCGTTGTGATGCCGACGCATATCGCGCGATACGTCCCCGACTTTTCACTGCTGAAAACCTTACATTCAAAGCACACACACGCTTCTGGAACTGTGTCCTGTGCTTTCCGGCACATTCCATATAAGGTATCAGCATAAAGGTTAAATTTCTCTGCTTTTGTCATTTGTCCGCTCCCATCCCGGCGTTTACCGCCTTGAAAATCATCTGCTTTGTTTTTTCCTCTCCGAATGCTTTGGAGAAGGAACTGTAGGTACGAGATATGATTTCTGAAAGATCATGGATAACTTCATTTCCCGCACCGTTGATTGATACGTTTCCTTTTTCACATTTAATCATCTGATTTTTACCTCCTGATTCGATAATTTTCGCCTTGCAACCTCCTATACTGTTCGCTCCCCTTTTGTGATATAATTCTTCCAGAAGGGAGGTGATATATTTATGGATTGGGGTGCTAAAGCTTCATGGATTGCTCTGATTGTCGCAATTATTTCTCCTGCGATCACAACTTATCTGAATAATCGTTTTCAATTAAAAGCAAAATCTATTGATTATGAGTTTTCTAAGCAGTCGGAATATTACCAATATCAGAAAAACTGTTATGAAAACTTTATAAAATTTGCTTCAAAGCAGATTGAAACCGATTATAAAAGTGAACGGATAGAATTTTGTGAATGCTTTCATAAAATGTTGCTCTATTTGCCAAAAAGTAATTGGGACGAAGCTAAAACGCTTTATGAATCAATCACTAATAGAAATCCTGATGCTCTTGAGAAGCTTTACTGTTTTACTAAAACATTGGGTGCCCAACTACGAGAATCGTGGCGGCAGTTCCAAGTATGATTGTGTAAATCAGACCAAACTTTCTCATTCCATTTTTGTTGTTCCCGTGCCAGTACGACATCAAACTGCAAATTATAAGCGTTGCTGACAGGGGAATGGCATTTAAAATGTTCAACTCGCAACCTCCTGTCCCAGAAACTTATTCACGAAATACAACTGCCCTTTTCCACTGACTTTTGTCGTGCGTGTGATTCTGACTGAACCATCTGGATTCTGAACATTGGATTCTTTGATTTCAAATAATCCCTGCTCAACATATTTCTGTTTCGGCATATTTCGTGAACTTCCAGAAACCATCAGATAGCCATTGTCTCTCATCCACTGGAATAATCGTTTCTGCCCTATCTGATATCCGTTCTGGCAGATAAGTTTCGCTAAGTCTCCGATAAGAATTGATGTGTGGCTTGCAGATACCGCATCTGCGAAGATTGTTTTCGGTCTGTCAGATTCGATTTTCTTCACAAGAGATTTATTTGTATCTTTCAGCTTCGCAATAGTCTGGTCTGCCATCTTCAATGCTCTGGCAAATACCTGTTTCGGCGTGTTCCAGGCTTTTTCGAGATCGATGAGATACTGTCGGCATTCTTTTCCTTTTTCAGTTCTACTCATAAGGCAAATGTGTTTCGCCATATCTACTGATAAAGAATAATCCTGTATTTCTCTGTGCGCTCCGTTATTTACAACCGTACCTGAAAGTACACTTGTAAAATCTTCGTTTTCAACGAATCCCTGAGAGTTTGTTTCGAACCATGCCGAAAATCGCTTACTGATTTCAAGAGAGTTATATAAATCTCTTGCTGATACAGTCGGTTCTTCGCCATTGTAATTAATTGGTATTAATTCGCTCATGCGTCTCCTTTCTGTGGTATACTCTCCTTATGGAAAGGAGGTGTTTGTTTAATGGTGTATTCTGGTTTTTGTGTAAAACAGAACAAGGATTATTTTGTCGAATTTACTCAAATTTCCGTTTCTTCTTTAGAAGATAAGAGTCCAAAATCTATTAACGGAAGATTAAAATGTAAATATGCCGGTTTTACAGGTTGTTGTAATCGTGCCAGCGATTGTTCAATTCTGCAAAATCTCAGTAAGTAATCCTCACGGCTCTCTGAAATATGGGAGCCTATTCTTTTGTGCCAAACTCAACTGGCATTTCCTGTCCTTTGAATCTAATGCTTTCGATTTCTCCGATGCCTTTCTGGTTCACCTGTAACAGTTTTAAATCCGTTGATAAATTTAAAGCATTCAGATCAATGGAAAGTGTCGGCATTGAGTTCCCAACCTCCTGCTTCAGTTCGAAGCTTCTTACTCCCTCAAGTCTGTGGCCGTCTACAAGGATTTCTGTAAATACTCCCTGTTCCTGCTCAACCTGATGGATTTCAATTTTTGATGCTTTCATGTGTCTCCTTTCTAGTTAAGAACTTTGAACTTTTTCTTTGAAAAAATAGTCCTGTATATCATCAGCAGAAAGTTCCAATAGATTGACTGCTTTGCAAATATCTGACTGTTTCCAAAACAGCTTTCCGTTGAGTTTCAGCGATAATGTACGTTCTGACCATTCCATAGCATTCGCAAAGGAACTCTGACTATCATATTTTTCAATGATTCTTCCCTTGAGCTTACTATAATCAAATGCCATATTCCACACTCCTTTCGGTTCAATGTTTTGAACTAATTATAATATAGCACTGCCTATGCACTAAGTCAATACATATTTTCAATATTTTTAACTTTTTTGTTTTGAGGCTTGAACTTTTGTTTCATGTGTGATATATTATCATTAGAAAGCGAAAGGAGTATAATACAATGGAAAAAGTTAGTTCATCAGAAAGATTTAAGACTTTGATGGACGAACGTAATCTGAGACAGGTTGATATTCTCAATCTTGTTCTTCCATATTGTAAGAAATACAATGTGAAAATGAATAAGTCGGATATTAGCCAGTACGTTTCCGGAAAGACAGAGCCTAGTCAAGAAAAACTGGTCGTCTTAGGGATGGCGTTAAATGTTTCAGAATCGTGGTTAATGGGATTTAATGTAGGACGTGCCAGAAAAGACACATCCCATCAGGCGAAAGAAGATTTTAATCTGATTTCAAAATTCTCATTATTAAGCGAACGTGACCAGAAAATTGTTTTAAGTCTAATTGATTCCATGCTTTCTAATTAAAAAAAGTGGGGCTTAATCGCCCCACTTCTCCAGAAACAGTTTTATAAATGTGTGCAGGTACTCTAGTGTGCCTGTTTTTTTTATTCCATTTATCATCTCGATAATCTCTTTCTTATAGTCCATAAAATAACCCTCCCTGTTTGCAAACTACTGCCTACATTAAAGTATATGCTCGATTAGCAGATGGAATGCCACGAACTTATGTTTGCATTATATCCTATAATATGTCTAATAAAGCGGAATAAGTGGGATGAAACAATATTTCCACGAGGTAATTGCCAATGGTATACCGGAATATTTACAATCGCATAGAAATTATTCGTGATAACAAAGGTAAAATCATTCCTCTTTGGAGCAAAATAAAATACAAGCATAGGAATATGCTGCATCTGTTTCGTGACATTTCTTTTGACTGTTGGTTGTCTGTGCATATGTTGTTCGGAACAAATGCTAGTACCTCTGTTTGTATATTCTTCTACGCATACCGGTGAACTGATGATGTAGTTGACGTATAATATAATTCCGATAATGGCCAGAATTTGTTTGAATGTTTTCATTGATAACACCTCGAATTTTATTATATTTCACTATACTACTTGTGCTTTAAATGATATAATATATACAAATTTTACTAAGGAGGATTTACTATGAAAAAGCATTTAAAATTATTAGCGGTGCTTGGTGTCACAAGCATTTTGGTTTCATCCACTTCTATCCCGACGTTTGCAGAAGACTTTGTTTTATATGATGAAAACGGAGTACACGTCGAAACAAAAGGCTTAACAGAGTCGCCATCAAAAGGAACCATTGGTTTGTATATCGAAAACAATTCTGATCTGAATTTAGGTATTGCACCTTACGCTTATGCCATAAACGGCATCATGGCTGGTGGTGACCAATATGGTCTTAATTCTGCCGATGTTGCACCAGGTAAAAAAGCAAATTCTACTATAGAACTTACCAGTGCTTGGGAAAAAACCAATTTTTATAAAGATTATCAAATGGATGAATTGAGCAGCTTCGATATTTTGCTGTGGGCTTATGATAATTCAAAAAGCTTTAAAGCTTTCGATAGTGGTCAGGTGCATGTTGATGTAACTGGAGCCACGGAAACATCTTCACCTGTGTTAAGTAACGTTCAAAACATATATGATAAAGATGGTATTAGCGTTGATTTTGTATCATCAAAAGAGAACAGTTTCACGTTTTGCATCACGAATACAACTGGTCAGTATTTTGTTTACGATGTAGTTTCTGAAACTTATAATGACTTTACAACTTCCGATGTGAATTATGAACTGTGCAACAAATATTTGCTGAATAATTGTAAAACAATTATAACCTTAACTCCAACTGACGATTTCCTTTCAATGAACGAGATTTCTGAAATATCAAAAGTAGATTTCGCATTAACAATCAGACCGTTGGCTGAATATGAAGGTGAATATACTACAGATTTAATATCATATCAGAAGTAAAATATAATTTTCTCATATCTTTTATTTATGGACTGACTGCCGGATATTTAAGCACTTTTATTAACAC